TGATCGTGCCTGTCCCCAAAAAACTCAGCGTGTGAGCCGAACCAGACGCAACCGTGATTGTCTGGGTTGCCCCAGTTGCGCTGTTCAGAACGAGATTTGTTCGCTCCTCTTCCAAAAGAAGTCCGCGCGAGCCGCGTCTTACCTCGCCTGAAGCGAAGCTTGTGATGGAGCCGTCTGAATTGTCGTAAGTGCCGACACTTGCGCGGGTGAAGCTCCAGCCTGGAGTGCTGGTAACAGCGCCAACGTCCGCGCCGTTGAACAGCGCGCGGTTCGTGGTGAAGTCCCAATAATGCAGCGGCGTTGCGCCAAGTTGGGCGGTCGCAATACTCAGAAGGGACCGCCCTCCGCTTCGACTGCGCGACCTGTCCCGACTGCGCCACATTTAGAAGCCTTCGCCAGGGATCAGGTGCAGGGTTGAGGTCAGCGCCGTGTCGCACACATAGGCGACGTGCGTGTGATCCTGCGGCTTGCTGATGCTGACTTGCGAGCTTGGCAGCACAATGTAATCCGTGCCCGCAACTGCGGTTAAGCCTGTCAGGCCGGTGCGAACGTATACGTTGTTTCCGCCTGTATTCGTGACAACGATAGACTTGGAGCCGAAGCCTATAGCCGTGCTGCCTGACGTTGCCGTCACGCTGGCTACCGATACGCCAGAGCCATAGGCGGGGCCAAATGTCTGCTCAATCATTGTGTTACCCCTTGGAGCCAGCTCTGATACTTCGGATGTTCAAGCGCGACGAGCCTGTCAAGCTGCTCATGGCTCATTGGGATTTGCCCGATCAGCATGTTCCGAAGCGAAGCGAACTCAGACAGGATGCGCGCCTTCAACGCCGCGTGATCTTCGTCCGGATAAGCTTCCAGCAAAGCCTCGGCCGGCGGCTCGGTAGGACTGGACAGCTCGAGCACGGGTGCAGATAGCGCCGCCTCAAGCTCTGCGATGCGAGCCCGCAAAGCGTCATTTTCAGCGACCAGCGGATCAACGTACACTTCTGCGTCGCGAGCCTCACCCAGCGTGCCAGACGTGGTTGCGTTCCAGTGCGCTTCATACTCGCTCAGATAGCGCGCCGGCTCGTTTGGAATGTCCAGCCGCTCGCCGCGTATCACAGCCCGCACCTGCGAACGCCAATCGCGCCACTCCGGGCTGATCGTCAGCCCCTCGTCGGCCGCCTTGGCGTCGATGTGATCAACAGCCTTGAGCGTGCGCCAGGCCAAGGCCTTGAGCTGTCCGTGTTCGTCTTCCGTCATCATGCCGGCACCACCGATCCAGAACCATCCGCGATATACCACGGCGAGGCCGCAGCCGACCCGCTCGACACCATCAGGCGATTGTTCGTGGTGTCATAGACCACCTTGCCCGTCACCTTGTTCGTCGTGTTGATCGCGTTCGCAACCGCCGCAATCGATGCCGCCGCCGCCGACTGCAGCACCAGCCCGCTTGTCAGCGTTTGCTGCGCCGTGAAGGTCTGCGCCGTGGCGAGGAAGGCCTGCCCAGACGTGTCGGTTGAGCCGATCACGTACCATGTTGAAGCGAGCGAGTTGAACTTGAACCGAAGCGCGCCATTCTGGCTGATGCCCGTAGGCGCCCCGACGATGGTTGCGCCATTGCCGCTGAGCGTCAGCGTCGTGACCGCTTGCGTCGAGAAGATCAGGATTTCCTGATTGTCCGCCACGCTTGACGATAGCGGGAAGGTGATGGTTCCCGCAGCGTAAGCGCCAAGCGGCGTCAGGATAAGCCATTGGTTGTTTGTGTTGGCGAGTAGCGCAACCGTGAAGCCCGTCGCCACCGGCGCTGCGTACTGCACCACAAACTGGCCTGCCGAAAAGGTCAGGTTTGCCTGCATGAATGATTGCAGCGCCGTCAGCGACGTCTTCCGCGTGTCGCTGTTGTTGGCCCGCCAAATCGGCAAGAGGTCGCCCGCCGTGAGCGTGTCAGAGGTTGAGAGTTGATTGATGTCAGTCATGGATCAGCTCTCAAAATCAAGCGTTGCGTCAGGTCCGACCGTTAAACCACGATCCTCGCGTTGCAGGAACGGGTCGCCGTTGAAGCGCCAGTATTTCGTCCCCTGACCAGCCGGGACCGCGTTCACGTCAATCAGCCTCTCCGGGATCGTTGAGCGACGGCTTAACAGCGCCATGTAAGACGACCGCGCCGTGGCCTTCGTGTCGGGCGAGACAGTCTTGCCCATCATCGGCGCAAGGCGAATGGCAAGATTGCTGACGATGGCCTCAATGGCTTCGTCAGTGACGGTTGCGTCCTGATCCAGATCACTGTCGCCAGGATTGTCCGCGAGCGGATAGCCGATGCGCAGGCCCCGGCTGTTCCACGTCGCCATCATGTTATCGAGGCGGCGCAATCCGGCCTGAAACTGTTCGGGCTGCAGGTCGAAGGCGTAGGACGCAAGGCCCACTTCCTCGAATGCGTTCTGCACGATCTCGCGCTTTGTCCAGCTCACGGTTGGGGCTCCGGATCAGGGGCAGGCTCTGGCGTCGGTTCCGGCGTCGGCTCTGGCGCAGCCTCAGCCGCTTCCTGCGCCTCAAGCGCCTCGATGATCTTGTTGGCCAAGGTCTTGTCCGACCAGCGCTTGTCGACGGTCAAGCCAATCTCGGCCGCCTTGGCCATCATCTCGTCCCGCGTTGGCGGGGCGTTGTCGATGGGCTCGGAAACAACCGCGACGCGCGCGGGCGCCGGGTTCAGGAATGCTTCCACCGCCTCGACCAGCGTAGCGTACCAGCCATCGGCCAGCGCCTTGTCAAAGGCTTTTTGATCGGTGACGCCAATGCTCTGATAAGTCGTGTGCGGAGGCCCCCAGCGATCTCCAGGGCAGCGATAGACGATGGTCGGGAAGTCGGTCATTTCGCTTTCCGCTTTGCTTTCTTCGCCGTGCTGAGAGCAATGGCAATCGCCTGCTTCTGCGGCTTGCCCGCCTTCATCTCGGTGGAAATGTTCTTGGAAATCGTCTTCTGGCTGTAGCCCTTCTTCAGCGGCATGCGTCTCTCCCAAAGTAGTGGGGGCGGGCTTGTGACCCGCCCCCGAAGGTTAGCCGAGGCGATACGTCACGAACGTATTCGCCGCCGTCTTGCGCGTCCGGAGACGCAGGGCGTTACCGTGGACAAGGCCGGTCGATGAGTGCGCCGACTGACAGATCATCGTGCCTTCAACGGTGTGACCCGCGCCGGCCGTGACCGTGATCGTATCCGCAGCCGCAGCCGACAGGTTAATCAGCGTCCAGTCGAAATACTCGTTCGTGTCGAACGAAGTTGCCGCATCCATCAGCGTGCCGGTCGGCAGGGTGTAAGCCTGCGTTGCGCCTGCCGTATGCGTGCCGGTAATGATGCCGGTCAGCAGTTCCGCCGCTGTCAGGGTGACAGCAGTCGTCTTTGCGGTCGGCGTCGGCTGGACGCCGTTTTCCATCCGCCACTGTTTAACATTCGGATCCGTGCCGATCTCGTATTGAGCCGACAGGCCGCCACCAGCGTCGATGACGATGGTAGCGCCGCCGGTGAACGTCCCGAACACGGTCTGACCGTTGATCACAGTGCCGATCAGGGTTGTATTGTCGGGATAGTTCACAAAGCCAGACGTCCGGTAGACGTTGACCAGGCCCTGCGATGCAACCGCGATCTTCTGCGTTGCCGTGAGGTTGACGGAGACACGGCCGCCGCCCGTGAGAAAATTACTCATTGTGCGATTTCTCCGCTTAGGTCTGGCTGAACATGATGATGCCGCTCATCATGGGCTGTTTGTTGACAACCCCGTAGAGCGTGTCGAGGCGGTACTTGGTACGCATCGTGTTGATGTCATACTGCTTCTGCATGACCAGTTCGATGCCCTGGTCAGTTGCCGCACGCATCACCGCCGCGCCCGCATCCGTCGGAACCGCATAGCGACCCGGCAGAAGCTCAATGCTGTCCTTGAACCAGAACGGGTTCATGAAGCCCGTGACGGTGTTGAGGAAGGTGATGGCCGCGTTGGAAGCCGTCGCCGTCATGGTGCAGTTCTGGTACTGGATTTCAGCATCCGAACCGCCCTGCGCCGAGATGATCGGCGGGGAGATGACAAGCGTCGTGCCACCAGCCGGGACCGAGATAACGCGGAACGTCATCGGCTGGCCAGTGTCCTGCTTGGTGATCAGATGCACCGAGTTGCAGTTTGCAATGGTGAACGCATCGCCCGCCGCCACGGAGGTTGTGGATGTCACGGTGATCGTCTGGTAGCGGTTATCAACGTTTGAGGTTTCGCCGGTCGTCGCAACCGATGTGGCCTTGGGAACGTAGAAGTTCGCGCCCGCAACCAGCGTGCTCATCGTGATGCCACCGCCGCCGGCCGCAGCCGTCTTGCGGTTGGCATAGTCCAGCTTATACGTGTCAAACGAAGCGACCCGGCCAACGAAGCCCGCACGCAGCGCCTGATCCGAAATCCCGTTGCCGAAGCTGCGCGTTGACGCGGCAAGGTTGGACGCCATGCCGTTATAGTCACGCGTTGACAGAGCGAGGTAGCGGTCCTCCATCTGCACGCCGCGCTCGTTCATGATGGCTTCGCACAGGGCGACATCATCAAAGCCAGCAGCCGCCGCAGAACGCTTGACGAAAAGCGTACCTTGGTTAGCGGCGACGGTCATAACAGACACGTTGATGTCTGACGCCAGTTTCTGCTTGGCAGCATCGCCGAGGCGGCCTTCCTGCAGGGCGTCACGCAGTTCGGTTGCGGTCAGCACAAACGGGACTGAGCGCTGAAACCCGATGGTGGCGGGGACAGAAAGCTGCGTGTAGTCGTCAAAGTTCGTCGTCATGTCGGTGCCGCTGTAGCTCGTCGCGATGTACGGCTGCGGGCGCCACATGATGTTGTTCGTGCGTTCCATCGTGGTCTGATCCGTATTGAATACGGCCACGTTGCGGGACAGCACTAGAGCATCCTGAAAACCTTCAAGGATGTTCTCAAATGCAACCCGCTCTTCTTTGCTAAATCCGTTAGGCATTGTTCCTTGTCCTTGTTAACCGCGCTTCGCCTGGCGCTTGTAGGCCATCACCTTGGTGAAATCGCCCGTTTTGCCGGCTTCCTCGCGCAGTCGTTCCAATGTGTTGTCGACAGCGCCGGTCTTGCGAGCGTTGCTGCTCGGTATCTGTTCAGGCGCCGCTGACGGCTTGCGTTGTGTGACTTTCAAACTCGCCTCCAATCGTCCAATTGCCGCAGCAAATGCGACCGGGTTTGTGATGGCGGCAAGTTCGGCCGCCTTTTTGGGGTTCTTGCCTAGCGCATAGATCAACAGTGCAGGCTTCTCCGCTCCGTCGAGAATGATGCCTTGCTGTGTCACGGACAGGGTGTCTGCAATCACGGCTTCCGCATCGTCGAAGTCACGCGCCTTCAGCTCGGCCTTGGCGGTGTTGTAGCCGGATATCTTGGCTTCCCACGCACCCTTGACGGCTTCCTGCGCTTTCTGACGTTCGTTCGCCTGGCGGTCATACTCGGCTTTCGCCTTGTACCAGCCGTCAAGCTTTTCCTCGTAAGCGCCTGTGTCGTAGTCCACATCGGCAAGCGTCGGCTTCTTGGGCGGGGCGGTGTTGGTCTCACCCTGCGCCGTGGGAGCGGCCTGCGTATTGCGTTCCAGTTGACGTATGCGCTTCTGGTATTCGCGGTTCTGCTTGCGAAGCTCCTTGACCCATTCCGGTGCCTGTTGGGGTTCCGGTTCGGGCGTCGGTTCTTCGTTGCCGATGCTGACGACAAGCTCAGTCTCTTCCGCTTCCGCTGGGGGCGTCTCGCCCTCCGCAACGGGGTCCGGGGCCGTCTCGGCCGCCGGTTCCAGGTCAATGACT